AGTCACGAGATACGAGCTTGTCTGAACGCATTTGTAGTAAAGCAATGATGGCACGGTTTGGGTCCATACCAGACATAATTCCGTAGCGTACATCTACGCCGTACTCACCCTTGATGTCACGAGATGGTGTGTACTTTAGAACGTAAGGTGTTCCGTCATCTGTTCCCTTGATGGTCTTTGGAATACCACCAAATACTTTCTCATCTGCTTCAAAGCAAACAGAGATAAGTTCTTGGAACATACGAGCAAACTGTGCTTGAGCTGCCTTGATCTGTGTATCAAAGCCAGCCTGTAGTGCTTGCACACCACGGCCTGTTACAACTGATGCGTCAATGTTACCTGAACGAGATTCAGGGTAGCGAGCACCAAGACGAAGTTCACGTTCTAATACACCAGACTCTGTAAAGACTCCAGGTGGTAGCTCTAGTGGAACGCGACGTATACCTTGTGGGTTAGCAGAACGCATAATTGAATCTGGACCAAGTGCCAACTCTTGCACATCCTGTGGAATAGCAATAGGTGCTTGGATAGATTTTTCTGCTGCTTGAATCTGCAATACTGCAAAACGAGCACGAGCAAGTTGTACAGATAGAACATCATCAAACTGTCCACGAGCTTCACCATCTAGTGATGAGCGCATAATGACAGATGCCATAGGCTTGTTCAAGATATTAGGTGTGCGTGATAGAACAAGATTCTTACGCTCTGGTATATAGAGCAGGTCCTGATCTTTGTCGTGGTACTTAACCATCGAGATATAAGGAGAAGAAAGAGCGTACTGGTTACGTCCTAGAATCAAATCGTAATACTCTGGATACTGTCCAGCTAATGTCTCTGCATCTGTAACTAATACCTGAGTAACAGATAACACGCGACCATAACGATCTAACTCTGGGTATGTACCAAATGGATTGAGCATACGGATACGAGGGTTGTTGTCCTCAAAGTCCATTTCAACCATACCGATACCAAGACCGTAGGTGTTATACCAATCTGCTGCTGTGTACATCTGCAGTTGTAGGTCAGAGTTTGTTACATAAAAGTTTGCAATACGAGTTCTAGTATCTGCTGCCTTGCGTGCTGCATCTGAAACCATATTAGTTGCTGAGCAGTTAAAGGATGGCAGTGGTGCCATTGCTTCTGCTAGATCTCGTGCTGCTACGTCAATGAAGTTTGCAACCAGAGGCTTTGGGTATTCCTCTGAAAACATTGCAGGGTATACCTTAGAGATATCTCCCTGACGCACCGAGAGCACATCACGCATACGTTGATCTCGCGCTGATGAGCGCGTACGTAAGCGTGCTAGCTTAGCGTCTACTTCTTTGACTGATAACAATGGGGGGTCCTTACTTGTTTAAGTTACGGCGTCGCGCTGCTTCAGCAGTAGGAGTTTGAGTTTTTCCTTTTGCAGAATTTGCTAGTGCTTTGTTTTTTGCTGCACGCTGTGCTGGATTTAATTCTTTGTTAATTTCTGCACGGAGTGCAGCTTGTTTAGGTGTTAACTTTGCAGTTGCTACACCTTGACCACCATAAGCCTTCATTGCAGCAAGACTTCCGCCACGAGTACGATTAGCACGTGCTGGATCAGCATTTTTAATAAGGTTTGCATTTCCTTGTAATCTTGCACGATCTGCACGATCAGCCTTAGCACCAGTTTTGTTAGTTGGCTTATTAGCAGCCTTTAATCCACGTGCATTTGCTCGTGCAGCAGAACTAACTTTTGTTGCTGATTTAACTGCAGCAGCTGCTGTCTTAGCAACGCGACCTGCTGGAGTAGCAGTAGCAATGCCCATAACGAGTCCACGTGTGCGTGCCTGTTGAGCCTTTGATGTAGCCTTAACTTTTGATGCTGGAGTAACTGATGTTACTGGTACTTTCTTAGCCATTACTTCTTGCCTGTCTTCTTTACATTTTGGCGACCTGTTTTTGGAAGACCATCCTTTGGCTTAGCAGGTGCAACCTTCTTAGTTGTTGCCTTTGGTGCCTGCTTCTTTGGTGCTCCACCACCGACTGCAGCATTCATACGAGCTGCCGCTGCCTTCTTATCAGTGCGACGCTCCATAAAAGATGCACGAGCAGCAGTGCGTGCTGTGTCATTTGTACGGCGATTCTGAATAATTTTTCCAGCACGCTGTTCTTCTTGGTATGTTAAATCTTTACCAGTTGCTGTCTTTGCAATTTTGTTTGCAAGTGAACGCGAGTCTCCACCGTAGTACTTAGCATCGTATGCTTTGCTACGAGCCTTTGCTGCTTTATCTGCTGTTGATCCATTTGCCATTGTTATCTCCTTAGATGAATGTACGATCTTTCTCTGCGAGCAGTTCATCTATGTTGATAACTGTTCGTTTGCCTACCTCGTAGCGAGATAGAAAAGGATTCTTCATATGGTGTGTCTTGTGCAGTCCTTGGTTGAGCATCTCACGTGCTCTAATTTCACAAAACCACAGAGCCATCACCATATCGGTTTTGCCTTTAGTGCTAGGTGACCACGTAATCAATTGCTCAATGAGCGCCTTGATGTTTTCAGTCTGGTCACTAGGTAAGTGAATAAGGTTGTCGCGGTGGTGCTTGCCGTCAAATTGCTTTGTGCCGAACAAGGTGGACATAGAAGCAACACCAAAACCGGAGTCCCACTTGTTGGTTCCAGTATGGTGTTCTCGCAGTAACACACCCCTGGAGGCAAGGTTTGCGCGGATACCCTCATCTTGCGTAAGGAATGATTGAAAAGCATTCTTCTCTACTATCCACTCACTCGGTGAGTACAGGGTAGTCCAGTCAAAGATTAACTGACGGATCGCAGCAGGCGTTGGCCTAGTAATTTTAATAGCATCAACAATGTAGCGTTTATGTGTAGCCCTATCAACAGCGTAACAAACGACGGCTGTATCACCAACCATAGCGGGATCAAGACCACAAATAAAAGAAAAGCCGTTGACATCACGTGGATGACCAGGGTGACCAGGAACCAAGCGACCTGCTTTACGCATTCCATCTATAGAACCTCGCACACATACTGGATCAAAGATGGCATCATCTGAGATATCTTGTTGCTGATACACCAAAGCCCAGGTACTTGCATCCATAGCTTGGCGTTCATTGTAAAGGTTGCGACCATTCCAACGTGGGTATAGGCCGTCTTCGTTCTTATCAGATTCCATCTGACCATCAAAGGGGGCATCACTTGCAGGCCAGAGGGTTTCCCACTTGTCGGGGTCATTGTCTGTAGAAAGCAGAGCCGGCATTGCAAGGTAAGTCCAAGGGACAAGGCCGCCTGGGTAGCGATCTTCGGAGCGTAGCTCCTTGTATAGATCTACTGCAGAGACACGCGTACCAATAATAATCAATTTACCAGTAGGGTTCAAACGAGAACGCACATCCTGGGTTAACCAACGGATTTGCTTCTCAAACTCGTTAGCATTCTTTAAGGTAACAGCGTCGTCTACGATAATCATATCTGCACGCTTACCGTAGATCTGACCACCGATACCGACGGCTTCGATGTTCGGGTCCTTTTCGCTAGACTCACGAAGCTCATCACCAAAGGTGACGCGGGTAGCCTGCCACGAGGCTGACTTAGAGTTAAACCCTACGCCAGCAGCGTAAGCCTGTTGGAGTGCTTCATAATTTGGATGAGTCAGGCGTTGCTTGATGGCGTAGAGAAAGTCGGCAGCTAACTGCTGCGTCTGAGATACGATGAGTACTCTAAAGTTAGGGTTCTGACACACCTGCCAAGTGACATAATCAATGGTCACAGTCATAGACTTGGCGTGGTTGGGCGGAATGTTCAAAAGGATACGGTTATTAGCCAAACCCTTTTCAAACTTCATACTAGGGTGCATCCACCCAGGTTCGCGGCCTTCAATTACATCTATCAGGTTCTGCTGGTGTGGAAAGGTGCGGGAGTGTAGGTACTTCTGGCGGAACTCGGCAAAGGTCAGATCGTGAACATCGGAGGCTGCAAAGCTCTTGTCCTTTAGACCAAGGCGTGTTCGGTCAACCTTGTCTGTAAAGACCTTATCGGTTCTGCGATAGTACTCATAAGTCTTAATGGATTTACCTGCCGAGGCACAAGCTGCCTCAATGGTCATACCCTCTGCTACACAGCCAAGGATAATTCTCTTGGCGATGTCGGCTGAGTTATCTGCCATTGTTTGCCCGTCTCATCTCTTCTACTAGAATTGCCGCCGCGATTTTGCGGCGCATTTCTAAGCGACGGGACTCTCGCTCTGCCTTGTACTGGTTCCAGAATTTTCTACTGGAGACAGTCTGGAGGTATAACTCTTCTTCGGTGTATTTACGTATCATCGGCCGGAATGCTCATTTCTTTTATACTAGGTTGAGTATGATCTTCCTATTAGAGATAGAGCTATCCCCACTAAAAGTACTGGGCAGTTCGGGCTTAACGCCCGAGGGAGCCACAGCGAACTGAGGGGTAAGTCAGTACTCGGCCTAGGGGCCTCGCTAGAGGCCAACCAAGGGTCGTAAAACATACTCTCCCCGTTTTACTCCCCTACTATATATAAGGCAGGAAATGGACTGGGTTTCTCGTTTTACAGATGTTAAGTACGTCACACTACTATTATAGAATATAACCGCAGGTCAGAACTATATTCAGCGATCTCACTTTAGCAAATATTTTTTGTTGGGGAGTACGGCGCACGCCCGCCTGCAATTCAACAAGGGGGGGTGTCCGTTCCGGCCTAAACCCTAACCGTATGGCTAAGGGTTAGACAGTTGCGGGCTGTATGTCTAGGCTTGTTAGTAAAGCGTGGAGGGCGGACTACCGCTACGGCTACCCCTAACCCTTAACCTCTTAGCTATTAAGTAAACGCCTAACCTTGCAAGGCCTAGCCCTAACCGGTAGAGCTATCCGATACCTAATCGCCTAACCTTTAGCCTTGCGATCTAGAAAGCTGCTCACCATTACCCGCTAACCGATAGCCCTAACCCTTAGACATATCCGCGCCATATGTCCAGGCATAACCCTACTAAATCGTTATCTAATCGTTACCTAATCGGGCAGCTATTGGATCGCTATACCGTAGGCATTGTGTTACTTTTCACCTAGTGGAGCTCACCTACAATTCCACTAGATAAAGGGTTAATGCAATGACAAGATCTAAGCAAGAAAAGGCAGACTTTATCGCTAACCTACGCGCTGGCGTAGAAGCATTGAAAGATCAAGGCGTGGAGCCACCTAGTAACCTACTAGATAGCTTCTCTCATAGTAATGCAATGATGATTATTCTGCAGAAGCCTAGCGCGACACAATGCGCTGGCTTCCACGCGTGGCGTGAAGCTGGCAGAAGCGTAAAGAAAGGATCTCGCGGGGCAGCTATTCTTGTGCCGATAGGTGCAGACGATGACGGGGATTTACGCTTCACCTGGCGTTATGTATTCGACATAACCGACACAGAGGAGCTTAGCGAGACTTCTCCTAAGCTGGCGCGTGAGCTGGCGGTGGCATAATGGCGCGTTCACTAGTTAAGGTGATGAAGCAAGGTGTCGAGATTATTAACGCGGAGCTCACTCTCGCGCAGCAGAAAAAGATCCTTGCAGCGTGGAAAGAATTAGAAAAGTACGGCATAGGCTTTAATGATGAGAAAGTGAGCGCATAATGGCAATAATGAGCGCGGTTACACTTATTCAATGCCTAGCGGGAGAATTACTGGCAGATCCCGCGCTATTAATGGAGACTATAGGAGAGGAGGAGGATCTACAGCGTGTTATCCGTAGCTATAGAATGGGAGACTTTACTTATAGCCAGGTTCTGGACACGGTGAAAGATTACATCTAGTGCTTTACTATAGGGGAGAGTACGTGTATCCTCTCTCCTATGGTAGCTCACTAGGAACTAACTATAGAAAGGGTACGAGAATGAAGCAGGATAAAGTTATCAATGAGCAGGGCAGAAAGATAGTTACTACCTACACGCTGGAGAATAACTATCGCGTGAAGTTATCTACCTATCATTCATCAACTAGTAAAGTGATCCACACAATACTTTCGGAATGTATAACTGGCACTAGTGGGATCTTTACTATGGAAACATTTATGATGTATCGAGACTATAACGCGAGAGTGTTAAGCGAGCCTGTGGCGCGTTATTCTTTCAAGGTGTTACAGGATCAACACGAGCGAGCTATTGAACAAGCAGCGCAACAGATCGCCTATTTACTGGCAGAAGGTGAAGCGGGCGCGAGAGAGTGTCAGGAAAGAGAAGCTGCCTAGTGTTTGCCTATCGCCTATCCGTTAAGGGTAGGCGGTGGGGAGATACTAGTCTC